TTTTGTCGTTTGTTTTCTACTACCACTAAACCATTCATAAACAACTCTAATAATTTCAGTATCTTTTTCAAGTGCGTCAATATTCGTTTGTTTCAGTTCGTTTTCCGCCCAGTTTTTCATAAGTTCAACAAGCTTTTTAACATCCTCGCTATTTTCCACAATCTGCCCGTCTTTAAATTCAATTTTGACGGGTGTGACGCTCCATTTTTTAGTTTTATTTTGTGCCTTTATATCTTCCCAAAACTTTTCAGGGTCGCTATAATTTGCAAGCGTTCCTATTTTTGCTATAATTTCTCTTGTATTCATTCTTTTTTCTCCTTTTATTTTTTTTAGGCATAGCCTTATTAAAAAGCCCCGCAAGGCTCTTTAATAAGACCCTCTTAGAAGGGATTACAATTTTACAGCTTTGCAGTTATTAACTTCTATGATTTTCCACCCTTTTTCATTTGCAATTTTAAGAGCTTTTTCTTCATACTCAACTGCAAAATTATCTACATCTGCTACTCCACAACTTTCTATCATTTCTAATACCTCTCCACAACCACTATCAATAATTACAACTTCTTCATCTTCAACAGCCTCAATTAAGCTGTTAATTAAATCTTTTAAAAGTGTTGTTTTCATTCCATTTCCTTTTGTTTTTGTTATGTAAAATTATAATATATTTTTGTTATAAAGTCAAGGAAATTTTATAAAATTTATAAAAAAATAGGAAAAAAGATAAATTTTGAAGTATTTATTATTTAATGATTAAGATTTTTTCTTTTTGATTTACTTTTAATAAATTATTTTTTTGTAGTTCTTTTATGCTTTTAACTAAAATCGTAACGCTACATCCTAATTTTTCGGTAAGCTGCAAATATGTTTGATATTTATATGCTCCGCCCTTTATAAAAATAAAGCTATATAACGCTTTTGAATATCCAGTAAGATATTTGCTACTAAAAACTTTTAAAATGCTTTCCGGGTTTTCTATTGCCGTAATATTAAGTAGAATTTGATAATTAACTTCCAACTCTTTTTTATCCATTGTTATCCCCCCCCCTTTTTTTTTATAAATCATATCTAACCGCTTTTATTCTGCTTTTAATAAACCCGTCTTGGAATATGTGTTCTATTTTTTTAACAATAAATCTATCTTTATTAAGTTCTCTCGGTATCCTGTGTGTAGGTGCATATATAGAAATAATATCGTTAATTTTTAAATCTGTAAAATCTGTCGTAAATTCTACAACCTGATTAATATACCCGTTTTCTAAAAATTCCGCTCTTGCTATTTTATCCGCTATTGTTTCATTTGTTATTTTTTCATTATTTATTATTTCTTCTCTTCCGTTTTCAATCCCGTCTAATACAAAAATACCGCTAAATTTAGGCTGTGCGTTTTGTGTTTGTGTGCTGTCTATAAACATTTTTTACCTTTTTAAATAAAAATAAAATCAATATCTGGATAATCATTTTTTAATTCTGCTTGTTTTGCGGTAGATAAATTTTTTATTTTAAAAGTTTGTATGGTGCTGTCTATTATACTTAAATTAAATTTGCTATCTACAACAGTATCAAATTCAATATAAATATTATCTATTTTTGCACTATAAAAAGTAAAATTATAATTATGTATATTTTCAATGTTTTTAAAAGCGTAATATACACTTTTAACACTATTACAATAATCAACTTCTATTTCTATATCATTATTTTTTAAATCAACCGTATCAAAAAAAGCATATATTTCACTAAGTGCGGAAATTGTGTCAAATTCTATATTTATCATTGAATTACTAACAATATTATTAAAATTCAAAATTGCTTTTTGAAGAGAATTATCATCCTGTATATCAATATTCCAATAATCAACCGTTAAATTATTAAAACAAAAATCATTTTCCGCATAACTTGCATTATAATTATTTATTCTTATATCGCTATATGTTCCACCTATCATTTTTATACATTGTATATTGTCAAATCTTTTATCACCGCTTCCGTTTTCAATCACATTGTCGCACACACATTCCACCTGTATCCCTTGTTTTTCATTAATCATATAATCACCTCCAATTATTTTTTTACATTCATTGTATCCATTTATAAAATAAGCCCCGTCAATTACATTAAAATCAAGGCAACCTATTTTATAATTTAATGTTCCCAATTTTAATCCTTAACAATTTAATTCATTCATATAAATGTTTTTTTTATTTACAAAATAATCTAAAAATAACGGCTCTTGTGTTCCTAAATCAAACCTATAAGTGCCGTATTCTGTTAAATTAATTACAAAATCTCCAAACTCATCGCTTGTCGTGCTTCCTTGTGCTACAAATGCTGAGCTTGCCGTATCATATTTAGAAATATTTATCGTTTTATTAATGCTTGCATCCACGCTTAATCCCCAATCGCTTATAGTGTTAAGTGTTAAGTTATAAGGCAAAGGGTAATAATAATTAAGCTGTATTTTGTGCGTATAATTTATAATTCTATCTAAATATTTAATATTAAAATTTATATTTTTTGGATACTTGCTATTTTCAATAATTCCCGCTAAAACATCGCTTTTATAGCTAACTTTAACTTCTCCCGTATATTCTTTATCAAAAATAAGCAAATTATCGCCTATATCATAAGTATAACTATCAACGCCCTCAACCCCTAAAAGCTCCTTAATATGTGCCGTAACTTTTAAATATCTTTCATTGTTAAGCTCATATTTTTCAACTATTGTTTTTTCTTTTATCTCATAAGACAAATTAATTTCAGGTATTATGTCGGCTTTTGGAGAATAATATACATAAAATTGTGCTTTTTGCGGTGCAAGTTTATATTTGTTTCCCTTGTCATCTGTATAAATTAATATTTCATCCGGACTTGTATTTTGCGGATTCGGCTTAATTTCTAATTTTAAAGCACTTTCAAATTTATTAACAAATTTATCATCTTTGTTTATTACTATTTTATTTACTCTTTTTTTAAATAAATCCGTGCTTGTGTTAAAGCTCTCTATATCTTTAATTCCGCTAAATTTAGTAACCGCTACATCATTTTTATTTATATTTTTTTTATCGCAAAAATAAATCGTTCCTTGTCTATAAAAAAATTCAAATCTGTATATTTGCATTAATTCATTAAGCAAATCAAAACCGCTTTTATTTTCTCCGTGTAAAGTTCCAATCAAATCAAAATTTGTTAAATTCGTAAAATCTAAATTAATATCATCGTTAAAAATATTGCTTATTAATTCAACTAAATTTTTCCCTGTAACTTCTTTATTGATGTAGTATTTTTCATATTTAAAACTTTTACTTTTACAATACACTTTAATATTATTGTCTTTCAAATAATCAATAGCTTCTATACAAAATAATTCTTCTTGTATTACATTATCATTAATTTGCCATTTAACTTTTATTCTCTCAATATTATCACTTACAATAGACGGGTCATAATAAACTTTATTTGTTACAAAATCTAAATTGATATAACCTTTGTTTATTTCATATAAAAAACTCCCCGCTTCTACATTTATAAGAAAATCATTAAGATTAATATTTTCATCCAAATGATTTATAAAAGAAATATTAAATTTTATATTTTTACTCATTAAAATCCCTTATTATTACTCGTTTAGGTGATATTTGCTTAAATGATATTCTTTCAAAAACAAAATTTTGTTTATTCACATATTTTTTTATTTTAAAAGGATTAATGATATCCTTATTGTTAAAATTCCTGTTAATTTTTTCTTTTAAGATGTTATTCTTATTATTAAAAATTCTTTTAATACTATAATAATAATTTGGGTCGTGTCCTGTGCTCATTTCCATTTTCACGCCTTTATATAATCCTAATAATAAAGTATCTCCTTTTAAAGTATAAATATAAAATTCTTTGCTTGTAAAATCAATAATTGTATTTGGCTGATAATTGTTTGTGCTTCCATTTTTATTATAAAAATATTTGTTTGTTTGATTGAAATATATATAAACATAAAAAGCGCCGCCTCTTTTAACCACAGCATAAAATAAAGGAGTGCTTGTTTGTAGTGTTAAAGTTATTTTAAAATTTGTATCTTCATTTACTTTATATTGCATTTCATTCCCGCTACTTGTGTAAAATACATAATTACTACATTCTATATTCTGTATGCTATCGGGTTTCATATCTTCTAAACAATACCTTTTTAAAAAATAAGGTTTATGAGAATTTTTAAAAATTCTCCTATCTTTTTCAAAATAAAAATCAATTCCGTTATCACCAAACATTTTAATCGGCTCATCAAAAAAATCAAAGCGGTCGTTTATATTAAACATTTAAAACCTTAAAATTTGTTTACTTTAATATCTAAAAATACACTCCATTTGATATTTGTGCTTGCTTTTCCTGTAACTTTCAAATCAATGCTTGCTCCGCCTGTGCTGTCTCCGTTATTTCCAGCCGTTGCAAACGCCCAATTTGTATCATCTTTTACAATATCAGTTAAACTATTTGTTACGCTTATTGTTCCGCTTGCGTTTATTGTTGCATAAATACTACCTTCAAAAATCCACTTAGTGCTGTAATCATCCTGCAAGTTTTGTGAATATATATCAATATTTACTATTGCTTTTATAGGTAAATTTGCAACGCTTGTAATTATTGTTTGTGTAGCGTCTGTCGTGCTTATTGTCGCACTTTGCAAATATCTTTCAAAGCTCCCATCACTTGTTTTTATATTTGCGTCTAATTTTGTATCTATTGCATTTGCTAATGTATCTATATTGCTATCAAAATCCGCTTTTGTTAAGACTGTAGCATATCCGTCCATATTTGCAAAATGTTTTAGTGTGTCTTTTAATGCCATTTTTTCTCCTTTTAATTACTTAAATTTTTTAATGTTTTAATCGGTAAAGGTTTGTCAACTAATTTCACTTTTACAAAAGGTTTATAACTTTTTGTATTTTGTTTTATTTGCTTGTTTGATATATCTTTCAAAACTTTCAAAATATCCATTTTAAGCCTTATTTTTCATCATACCATACATTGCATACAAAACTGTTAAGCGGGTCTTCCATTGCTTCCGTATAAGTTGCTATATTTTCTTTCATCCAAATCCCCACATAATCATTTGCATTAAGCGTTGTTAAATATATGCTGCTGCTCCCTGTCATTGTGTTATCAATAGTTTTATCCGTCCACAATTTAAAGGTTATTGTTTTTCCGTCATCACTTACACTATCAACATACATTCCCGTTATTCTGTTTTGTGAGCTGTCATAAATCGTTACCCAGTCATCAGTTTTTACAAAATCATTGACATTCCTATCAACTGTGATTTGCTTATTTGTAGCGGCTACACTCACAACGCTAAACCCGCCGTAAACTCTAAAATTACTTTTATCTAAATCACTCTCAACATCACTGTGGTCGGCTTTTGTTTCAAGCCCGAAATAAATCTCTTCTGTCGGACTATCGGTATATTTTGCAACATCAATTCCAATCGTTAAAATATCAATATCGGTTTTAACAAAAAATTTGAACCAACGCTCCGCCCCAACTTCTGCTTCTCTTGGTCTAACAGGTAAAATCATAGAATTTGCGACACCGCTTTCAATCTGTGTGCTTGTAATATCCCCGCCGTTTTTTGTAGCGTCAAACTCGTCATAATTGCTACGCCAAAAAGTTATCGCCATTAAAACTCCTTTTTTGAATTATATCATTTTTTAAACTCTGCATAAATTTATTGTTACACTATACCAGCCGCTATTTTCATTTATTAAATTTTCAGCTATTACAACATTCCCTTTTTCAAGTGCGGGTCTAACTTTTACACTACTATTATCTTCAAATGTCAAATCAACCACAACATCCAAATCATCTAAAAGCGTAACTATTTTATTCAGCGTTATTTCATTTATCCAGCCGCTCATTTTGCTTTCAAGCGTCACATAATTCGCGTTATTCCTTTTAGGTGTTTCATATACAATAATTCCTCCGTTAAGTGTATTAAACGCTTTACCTTTAACATCTTTTAAGTTAAATTCTTCTTTAATAAAAAGCGGGTTATCAAAAGTTACCCCGCCTAAACTTACAGCTCTCATTTTTATCCTTTACATTAATTTTTTAAGTTCTCTAACTAATTCTTCCGCAACATTTTTATTTGTGCTCATTTTATAGCTTTTTTTTCCTAAATTCAAATTCACATCAACGCTATCTCTTGCAATATTTCCGCTATTACCTAAATTTCCTATATAACCGCCTGTTTGAAATTTTGGAAGTTTTAGTCCGTTAAGTTTAGAAAATAAATCAGCCCCAAAATGATTAACTGCTTCTTTCCTTATAACAAATTCCCCGTCTTCAAGTAAAGCTAGATTTCTATCACCGCCTCCGTATCCTGGGAGTTTTCCGCCTGTTTGTAATTGTAATAAACCTCCTGTCTGGAATTTTGGTAAATGTTCTTTTAAATATTCACTTGAAATATCTTTCACGACATTATCTGGTAATTTATAATTACCACCAAAAGTTCTATAACTAAAATTTGTAGGAATTTCTTTTGCTAATTTATTATTTCTAATTCCAAAAGCATTCTCTAAAAAAGCATACCCGTTCGGGTTCATATTCTCCATAAAAATACCAGTCGCTCTCCCGCTAAATATGCTGCCTTGCCCGTAATAAAATTCTTGTTCTCTTTTAATTATCCTTTGTATATATTTATTAAATTTTGCTTGTATTTCATTATTGTTTATTGTTTTTAGATTATTCAAACTAGTATAAAATTTATTCAATTTATCTAAATTAATGCTTTCTTCCAATCCATTAAAATCATCGGCATTTAATCCAAAATCACTTAATTTATTACTAATTTTATTTTTAATATTTTCTACTTCTTGCAAATAATCGTTAAAATATTTAATTTTATTGCTAACATTTTCAAGTATTTTTTGTTTTTCTTTATTTAATAAATTAAGTTTATTATTATCAGTAACAACATTATTTTTTTTAGCTTCCAAGTTTAGTTCAAATTGTTTCTCTTGTTCTTGCGTTAAAACTTTACCTTTTACGCTGTTTTTAAATTCACTATATTGTTTTTCATCTCCAGTTACTTTTTCCGCTTGTTTAGTTATTTTTTCTTTTTCTATTTTTAAGCTGCTTATTAAATTAAAAACCTCATTGCTTTTATCAAACACGCCGCCTTTTTTAAATGTTTCGGCTAACTGCTTTAAACTTTCTATCAAATCATCAATTTTAGATAAATCAATATCAGCCCCATTATTTTGATTTTCCATATCATTTAAAGTGTTTTTTAAATCTTTAGTTATTTTTTGAGGGTTCCCTGCTTGGACTATTCCGCCCGTTGCAAATTTTGGAAGTAACTTGTTATTTAAAGCATATAAAAAACTATCTCCGTAATGAGTCACGGCATCCCTTTTAATTACAAATTCTCCCCTTGTTAAAAGTGCCGGGACATCATCGCTATCGTGCGGGTCATATCCTGCTATCCTGCCGTTTTGTCTTTTAAATTCAACATCTCCGCCCGTTGCTCTTTTTAAAGGCATAATACCGCCCGTTGCTTTTGTGTGCACTTCACGGATATAAATAGTGTGTGTGCTACTTGTATTCATTCCATTAAGGCTTTCTATTTTGTTTTCAACCTGCCCTATATTTGGAAGTTTTACGCTGTGTCTGCTTTGTGTAGGCTTTTTAAGTTTATTTATTTCACTTTCTGCTTGTGCTCCATTTGCTCTAATTTTAAAAACTTTTGTTTTTCCTGTGAGTTTATCTGTTATTTCTAAAATACCAGCAATTTTATTTTTAGCTTCACTTGTGTCCGCTTCAACTTTTGCCGTTATTTTTTTACTTTCAAATTGTTTTGTCTCATTATTTACTTTTTGTTTTGCTTCACTTGTGTCTGCTGTTACTTTAATTTTTTTTGGGCTTTTAATTTGATTGTCTAAATTTTTAATCTCCTTATCAAGATTTTTAATTTCAGTTAAAGCCCCGCTTGTATCGATAGTTACTTTTTTACCTGTCATAATTTGTATCATCTGTTTTTCTAAATTCAAGCGTTGCACTTCTAATTTTAATTGCTCTTTTGTGGCTTCTAACTGTGCCTTTATAAGTCTTATTTTATTATTATAGGCATTAATTGCATTTTGTTTTTCTTTTGCATAATAAGTATTTGTTAAACTCTCCAATTTTTTTAGATTTGCTATCGCAACATTATTTGCCTGTTCTTTTGTAACAACCACCCGCCCGTTTTCTTTTATTTCTTTATTACTTATTCGTGAAATAAGGCTTGAATATTGAGACATATAGCTTTTAGCTAATTGAAAATTACCTGCTTCAAGTGCTTCTTTTGCAAGTGCATATTTTTTATCCGCTCTTTCTTTTATCATCACATATTTTTGATATTCACTCGCTCCGCTCATTTGAAGATTTTTAATTCTATCTTCTATGTTTCCTATTGCTAAAATACGCTCATTCTCTAAATTTTTAAGGCGTGCATTTAATTGTTTTTGTAGTTGCACTATTCTATCCGTAAGGCTTTTTTCCTTTGCTTCAAGTTTATTTATTGTGTTTGTGTGCTCTCTTATTCTTGTTTGGTATTCTTTCCTAAATGTAGCTATTTCCTTTAAAGCATATATCTTTTTGATTTTTGCTTTTGCTTCTTCAAATTGTGTTGTAAGTCCTAAAATTCTCCTTGCACGATTAATTTCATCTTGCATTCCTTGTTTTTGTGTGCTGTTAACTTGTTCTAACTTTAATAATTTTTTGTTAAGTTCTTTCAAATAATTTTGTTGTGCCTGTGTTAAAACATAAAGCGTTTTCGTATATTTTTTAGCGTTTAGATTTTTAGCTTCAAAAGGCTTTGTTTCTTCTACTTTTTTAAGTTCTTTTTCAAGTATTTCGTGTCTTTCAGTTAAGATATCTAATTGTCTCTTATAATTTTTTATCCTATCAATACCGAAAATTTTGTCTTGTAATTTGTTATACCAACTATAATCATTTATTTTATTTTTAAATTCTTTAATTAAATTTTCAGTATTTTTTAAATTGTCTTTAATCTTTTTTGTCATTTCTTTTATTTCATTTGCTGTCGCTGTTAAAACACCCCTTTTTGCCATATGTGAGTATAAGTCGTTAAAAGTATTTTTAAAATTATTGTTATTTGTTATAGCTTTTTCGGTTGTTTCGTTAAATTTATCTAATTCACTTTGAAACTCATTAAGTGCATATATAACACCCATTAATGCGGCAAGTATACTCCCAAGAACCATTGTCGTGACGCTCAATCCCATAATAGCCGTTTTTAATGCAATAAATGCCTCTTTTAATTTTTTAACACCTTTTATCATACTTTTCATTTTAAATACTGCTTTTGTTCCAAACACACCTTCTAAAATTGCTTTTAATTTCACAAATCCATAAATTGTTATTGCAAGTTCTCCTAATGTTTGTATAAGTGCTTTATTATTTTTGTAAAATTCCGTCCCCGCATTAACCGCCTTTGTTAAATCTTTTATCATTGCTGTTAAAACGGGTAACAAATCGTGCCCGATTGTTTGTTGCAATTTATCCAGACTTGACATTAAACTTCTCCAAGCTCCTAAAAGGTTATCTTGCATTTCCTGTGCTATTCTTTTACTTAATCCGGCTGAGTTATCTATATGATTTAATAAATTTTGGTAAGCCCCGCTCATTGAATTTATTAACACGATAGCGTCTTTTAAATGTTCTTGACCGAAAATAGTAGCTAAAACTCTTAATCTTTGTTGATTTGTTAAACCTTTTAATTTATTTTTAAAAAGCATTAACACATTTCCAAGTCCTTTAAAATTCCCTTTGGCGTCATATGCACTAATGCCCAACTCGTTCAAAACTTTTTGTGCCTGTGCTGTCGGCTTTGCTAATCTTGTAAGCATACCCGCTAAACCAGTCCCAGCCATTGTGCCCTGAATACCTGCATTTCCTAAAATACCTATTGCGGCGGATGTTTCTTGTATGTTTATTTTCATAGCCCTTGCCTGCGGTGCTACATATTTCATCGCTTCGCCCATTTGCGAAATGTTTGTGTTTGAGTTTGTAATTGTAGCCGTCATAACATCAACCACCTGTTTTGTATCTTGTGCTTTTAATCCAAAACCAGTTAAAATATTACTTGCAATATCACTTGCTCTTGCCAAATCCATTTGACCTATTGTTGCAAGGTTTAAAACATCTCCTGTTGCTTTTAAAATTTGATTTGTTTTAAATCCAGCCATAGCCAAATAATTCATTGCTTCCGCTACTTGTCCGCTTGAATAAATAGACGACCCACCTAAGTCAATAGCTTTTTGCCTTAACTCTTCCATTTGTGCTTTTGTAGCCCCGCTAATAGCCCCTAATTTACTTATACTTGCTTGAAATTCCGCCATATTTCTAATAACTTCGCCAGCTCCAAATGCTAAACCTATTTTTAAAGCAAGCCCGGATAATGTTTTTGTTAAATCCTGACTTTTTTTATTTACATCTTGCAAATTTTTTTCAAATTGTTTTGTTTCTTTGTTTGTTTTATTTTCTTTATTTCCTAATTCTTTTATCTCTTTTTCAAGTGCTTCAATTTTTGCTTTTGCGTCTTTTACTTCTAATTCTAATTTAACATTTATATTATTTTGTGCCATTTTTTTAACCTTTATTAAATAGTTTCTTTTGTAATTGCATTAATTCATCTGCTTTTGCTACCTTAATTTTATCATTTTTAACTGTCTTTTTTTCTTTTATTGTTTTTTCTAAATCATTGAAATATTTTTGAAAATCTTTTATATCTGTTTTAGATACACGGGTTGCTATTGCTATATTTTTAATAAAATTAATTTCATCTTTTTGGAGTTCTTTTAATGTAAGGATAAAAAAACTAAAAGGATAAAAAAGGTTATTTTTGTGATTTTTTGTTATAAGGTAGGATATAGATTTTTTTAATTTTTTTTTACTTCTTTCTGTTCTTCTTCCGTCTTGTTTTCTTTTTCTTCTTCTTCGTCTGTAATAAATTTAAAAAGTGTTTTAATAGATTTTTTATAAATACTTAAAGGCAACATTGCAATTTCAATATCTGCTACATTAATACATCTGCTTAAGAACTCCATTTCAGTCAAAATTCCATTTTGCCAATCTAAGATATCTTTCATTAAAGGTTCTAAAATTATAATATCTTTTTCAATTTCTTCCCGTTCTCTTAAAGACATATATTTTTTAATATATTTAACATCTTCTTTATCAAATTTTTTATAAAAATCATTTAATTGTTTCATTTAAAGCCTTTTTAATGTAATTGTAGCAAATTGAATATAAAATAAGGAGAAAAAGAAGAAATAATATTAAGATAACATCTCAATATTATAGTAAGGCTTATCAAGGTCACCTGTGAATAAACATTCTCCATTAAAACCAATTTCCATAAATTTATCGGTAGATTTAAGCGTAATATCCCCGTCGCTTTGTAATTGCACTTTGTAAAAAGTGTATTTTGCTTTTGCTCCGTTTTGCGGGTCGTTTATGAAAATAAGTTGTGCCAATACTTTCGCTTTTTTAACTGCTTCTATTAAATTAATTGTAGCGTCAGCCCAGCTATAAGTTACTTTTAAAGTAGTATTACTTGCTACCGCTGTAAGCGTTTGTATCATCCCTTCTTCCGGCACTACGATATAATCTGTTCCTTCAACCAATGCAACATCATTTTTTCCGTCATTATAAGTCACTTTTGTAACATCGACTTTAACTTTCCCTAATGCAAAATAACTATTTATAGCCCCACTTGTATGCTCTTCATCCGTCACGCTGTTCGCTGCTTGTGAATTTGTGTTTTGCTCTCCTAACAATGCTAACGTCATCATTTCCGGTGTGATTTCACTCGTATTGAATTTAAGTGTAACTTGTCTATCTTTAACCAATTTAAAGTCTGTTCTTTCTTCTTTGCTTTCTGTGTTTTTATGTTCTACATAATCAACTTTTGTATTCATTATAACATTATCAGTTACACCAAAATCAAACATATCGCCTAATGTAACTCCATCGTCAGCATATCTTTTGATATATAATTTTCCACCACCTAATGTATAACTTTGTTCGTTTGCCATTTAAACTCCTTTATTTTTTTATTATTGTAGCATTTTTATTTATTATTTTCATTTGTAAAGTTTTTATTGTATTTTTTTATTTCTTCATTCAAATATTTATTTGCTTGCTTTAATTTTTCTTTATCTTTTTCACATTGCTTCAATTCATTAACCATTTTTTCAAAATCAGCTTTTTCAAGCTCAATTATAATAGCTTTATTTTGTTTCATTTATCTTCTTTACTCTGTATTTAATTGTAAAATGTTTAGTTTTGCTTGTGTTAACTTCAAAAGTCTGTAATTTCGGACACTCTGTTTTCACATAAACATACTTAACTTTTTCCCCACACCCGCTAAAAACTAATAGTGTGAGTGCCGGCACTAAGATTAATTTTATTGCTTTTAGTCTCATTTGTTTCCTTTTTCATTTCCTTTTTAATCGTTTCCTTTTTAGCTTTTTGATATGCTTGAAATTCTTTAATATTACTCTTAGTTTTTTCCTGAACGATTTTTGTTTGTAAATTTTGCTTTTGTCTTTTTAAATCTTTATTTGTAGTGTTAATGCTTTGTATATACATTAAGCCTATTAAAAAAATAGCAAATATAGTTAAAAGTAAATAGGTCATTTTGCCTCCTTTTCTTTTTTTAACTCGTTTAAAAGTTCATCTGAGCCAAACTTATCCGCAACAAAAATTTTAAACTGATATAAAGCCACATTTCCCTCTTTTGCTAAAAATCCGGATATTGCAACCGCTAATAATTCATTAAGTCCGTATCCTACCAGTCCTATATAAACAATTAAACTAATACTTCCTACGCTTATGGCGTCAAAAACGATATGTGAAACAATAACAAAAAATAACTTTTTTTTACTATGTTTTCCACATTTATCCTTATTCATTACACAATATTTCTTCGTATTAAAAATAGCACCTATAAACGATAAAACGGCTACCAATATAACACTAAAATGATTAATGTTGTTCCAATCTTTATTAATCATCTCTAAACCTTTATACTTTTTGGAATTGTCCCGCTTATTGCTTTGTTTTTCCAAAAATAATAATCTCCAAAATTAACAACCGCTTTATGAAAAACTTTTGCTAATTGTTTATAATAAAATCTTTTAAAACCTTTCAACTGGTCGCACACTAAATTCATATTATAAGCAAGTAACCTGTCCGCTATCCTTTTATCGTTCTCATTCTGTCCCTTATTGTATAAATAATCGTGTATATTGCAACATTCTTTAAAATATTTTTGAGGAATTAAAAAGTTAAATTTTCCGCCCCTACCCCCGCAACCGTTGCAAATTTTATCTTTTTCTTCCTGTGTAAGTTTCCAATATTCTACGGGGGCATACACTCTAACATTCATAAATAAAACCTTGGATAATTTGGCTCTCTTTTTTCATTTATAGCCTGTTTTAATTCCTTTTTACAATTAATTACCCAAGTAACCCTAATTCCTAATTTTAATAATTGCAAAATAGGCTCTTTGTCTTCATCTGTAATTTTATTTTCTGTAAGTATCTCTTCAAAAGTTTTGCCTTGCAAAAACTCAGTAACGGCATTTACTAATTGCAATTCAATATTTTTGTAATTTTTAGCTTTTAATAAAGTTTCAAAATAAACCTTGTCGGATACATCGCTTTGCTGTTTTACAGGCGGATAAAAAGTATAAATATAATTTTCAAGCTCCTTGTATTTATCCTCTATCCATTTTTGCTCTGTTCTTATTTTATCAATAATTAAATTGCCTTTTGTATTATATTTGTAAAACACTTCACTAAAACTTCTTTTTTCAGTTTTAGGAATTTTTGGCAAATCCCAAATACTTAATTTAATAAATTTAATTTTACCGCCTTCTTGTGCTTTTAAGAACTTATCTTCATTTCTTTTGATTAAATTAATCTTATATAAAAGATTGTTTTTTATTCTAAATATCATTTTCACCTTCCTAAAAATTTAGTTTTTTCAGCTTTAAATACATTACTTATATCAGTATCACTCAACGCCCTATTAAACACCCTAACTTGGTCTATAATACCGTTCATAGAATAACCGCTTCCGGGGTTTCTTGTGTAATTTCCAAATCCTACCCCGTTACAACTTGCTGTAATTTCAACATAAAAAAACACCCAAGTATTTATAGGCACATCCGTTTTATTATCATCGTGTAATGTTGTGATTTTGTTAAGACCGCTATTATGTAAAGAAGTAGTATAATATACATAAGAAGTTCCAGCTAATTCATCACTCCTGTTATCTAATAAATATTTATTGTTATTATTTGAGTTATTCAGATAAGCCCAAAAAGTTAAATAAAGCGGGTCTGATTTTTTAATTTTAACATAAGAATTTGGAGTGTTATTCGGGTCAAATGAGACACCCTTTCCGTTTATTCCTGTTACATAAGCTATACTGCTATTATAATTAGCCGTTAAAACTCCACCATCATCATTCAAATTATCTTCAAATTGAAATAAACTATCACAGCTGCCGTCTTCTAAAATATCCAGCGTTACAGGTAAAGGAGGTATTACTCCATTTTTATACCATTTTTCTTTCTCTGTATCGTAAATATAAAAATTAAAATCCTTTGTATTAAACCAAAATTTGTCTACATCGCTCGGCGGTGTATCTGATTTGACTATTTCTCCGCCGCTTCCACCAATTCCGCCAAAATTTCCGTAATAAATACCTTTAAGCATTATTTCCCCTTTTAAACATTATCTACAATAATAACGGCTTTTTTATCTCTCGCCCTAATATAAACATCATCGCTTCCACCGTAATTAATAACATTTTTAACAATAAAACAATTTTCAAATTCAGGCGGGTTCGCCGCATCTTTTGCAACTGTTCCAAAAAATATATAATCACTTTTGCAAATAATCATACATCCGCTAGTTTTAATTAAGCCGCCGTTATTCACTTTTACAAAATTTCCATCAAGTTCAACTTGCTTTGTAGCCATTTTTTAAACTCCTTTTTTTTGAATTATATCTTTTTTTATCTATTTTTTTAATTATTTACTTGTAAATAATGATAAACGCTTCCAGCTCCTAATACACTATTATAATATTTTTTCCAATACTTAGCCCGGTCTTCTATTGTTTTTGGTATTTCTTCAGGAATTAATCTATATTTTAACCTACAAAACAAAAAACTTAAAAGCGGGTTATATGCAAGCCATTCATATTCTACTAATTTAATATCAATATTCATCTCTTTTAAAATTTTGTCTCTATTTTTCATACTTCTTTTTTTAACATCTTCAAACGGCATAGGGTCAAACTGACATAAACCGCAACCCGCTTTCAAAGGCGTGCTGTCTTTTGCTTTTCCTAAAAGCGTCTCAGCTTTTGCCGTTTCTAATAATAATTTATCTGCGTTTTCGTTCGTTCCATATCCTAAACAATCGCACACCACTTTTATACATTTATAAGCGTGTTCTTCATCAATTAATCCATAATAAAGCATTTTTAACTCCTTTAAATCATAATATCTACGCCAAGCACTATTGAATAAATAAATTCAAGTGTCGGTGTATTATTGTATTTTTCTTCAACTGTTTTTATACTATCCGTTTTATCAACCACACCTTTAACATTTATGTTTCTAAAATTCATACCTTTTATAGCGTTTCTTAAATCATCCATTAAAGATATTAATTTTCCGTCTTTATTCTCTAATCTTTTATCAACCAAATAAAAGGTAAAATTTGCCGTTCCAACCGCTAAACTTTTATAATTTATCCCCGTGTATTGCATAAAAATTTTTGGCTTATTTAAAATTTTTGTTAAATCTTCCTTTTTGTCTAAATAAATAACATCTATTCCATTATTTTTCAAATACCCAAGTATTTTATTTTGCAAATCATATATTTCCATTATTCTCCTTTTAAGTAAGATAATACAATATCTTGTATTTCTTTTATAGGTAACTCGTCAATTTCTGTCGGTAAAATCTTTCTTTGTGCCATTTTTCTCGTTCCATATTCGTGGTATATTGCATAAGGGACATCATATCCAATTACAACACCGCCCGGAAAAGTTTTGTAATTTAAACTATTCAACATTTGTCCCGTATCCCGCAATATTTTGTAAGGAATTTTACCTTGTCTTTGTTTTTGTTTTATCGTGCTTTGCTTTAAAGGTGCAAACCTTTTGCCTTTTACATCTTTTTCATTTACAAAATTTTCTTTAATATGTGAATATATCGCCATTCCAATTAAATTATAAACCTGTGAATTAAAATTAAGTTTTAAAGGTAAATCCAAATCAACATCAACTTTAATCATACAATTATATCCTCATATCTATTTATAAAATTATCCGTTATATGAGTATCTTTTTCAACAATTCCGCCTTTTATTTTGTAGCTTTTTGCTTTTATTTTCTCTTGCATAACTTTGCCTATAAATTGCCTTATTTCATCCGCTTGTTTATACAATCCGCTAAAAGCCGTATTTTCAACTCCTAATCTATCAAGTAAATTACAGGTGCTTATTGTTTTAGCATACAAATTCATAACTTTATCGGATATAAGCCCGTCTAATACACTTAATTCATCATAGGCATTATTAATTGCACTTTGTATTAATTGCCCGTCTATCCCGTCAATATCATCTTCCAAAACAACATTAATAAAATCTTGCTTCAAATAATTTTTAATATATTCAGGCGTTATCATTTTAAGCTCCTTTTTTATTTGTATTATAACAACATTAAAAAAGATTATTTTATAAAAGGTAAAAGAAAAAAAGAGAAATTAAGAAATTGTAGCTGTAACAATTCCGTTTGGAACGGTAACAATAGGTGCCGTTTTAACTTGTGTTCTAATTGCTAAGCCGTCAGGGTTATTAATATCATATGTATCAATATACGGAATTTCAGCGTGTGCTCCGTCTTTTGTAAATACATTTCCGTAAAATTCTCCAAAGGCGTCAATCGGTGCAAGCATAAGTGTATCATCATTAAAAAATTGTTTTTTACCTGTTTTAGAATAAAACCAATCATTTGCAACAACATAAGGCTCATTCCCGAAAAACCAACCTGATACAATTTGCGTCTGGTCGTTTGCTCCTACGCCTGCATAAGACATTGCACTTTTAAAGTCATCATTTTTCATAATTTTAAGAAGTGCATTTCTTCCAACAACATAACCAAAACCGCCTCTGTAATTTGTAGCCTCAATAGCTTTATTTTTCATTTCTTGCAATGTAACCGCTAAGCCGTCCCCGTTTGTGCTTAATGCTTTTGTTCCCAAATTATTTGCGGCTGGAATATCAAAAGTAAATAAAACATTACCGTTTTTATCTGTAATTTTCCCGCTTAACGCTTGACACGCCATTTTCTCTCTTGTCGCATTAACTTTTTGAATAGTTCTTCCCATAATTCTATTGACGATTTCAACTTTTTTTGCTTGATATGCAACGCCCTCTAAGTTCATTAATTGTTTTCTATAATCTTCAATTTCTTGAGCCGTTACAACTTTGACCTCTCCGAATGCTTGTAAAACATAATAATTATAATCTTCTCCGCCCCATTCACCTTTTGCAACTGGCACGCTTCCATTCTTATCAATTAACGGAAGAATGTCATCATAGTCTGTTACTTCTTTCGGCACTGCTACAACATCGTTCGGCGTATATACCTTTCTTTTAAAAAATGTATTCAATACTGGTGTCGCATATTCCCTACCATTCAATAAACCTTTAACTGATACATCTAAATATCCCCCGTCTAAAATCGGTAAATTATAAGCCATTTTTAACTCCTTACTTCTACAATAATATTTTTAGCCATTAATTCTTTATTAACCGCTTTTTTGTCATCTGCACTTAACGCCTGATAATCTGCACTTAAAAGGTTACCATCAACCGCTCCTTCTAAAATAATAGCTATTTTTTCACCGTCTACAACCGTTGCTCCCTCATAAACTACCGCAAAACTCTCTGTGTGGTCTGTCCCGCTTGCTAAACTTGCTTTACTAAATACCGCCCCGTCATAAGTTAATAAATCGCCTTGTGCATAAGTTCCAGCCGCTAACGGCTCAGCTCTTAAAATAAAATCTTCGCTTGTCAAAATATCAGTGAGCGGCTTTTTTGTTTGTGTAACTCCCATTTTTAAACTCCTTTATTTAATTGTTGGTAAATTTGTAAATCTTTTAATGCTTCATCAACTTTGCTAACCTTTTTATTTTCAGGTTCTTCATCCGGCATATCTGCATTTTTAAACACGCTCAACTCAGGCATCTTTTTTAAAATCTTTTTAAATGCTTGAATTTGTGTCTCATCTAAACTCATCGCAAATTCCGCTAAGTTTTCTTTAACCGCCGGTGCTATTTTTTTATTATAACTTTCAACCATTGCCGTGATTTGTGCTTTTTTGTCTTTTTCCGCATATTCTTGTAATTTCTTATCAAGTTCTGCTTTTTCTTTTTTGAATTTTTCAAGTTCTGCTTGTAACTCTTTTAAATCTTGCATATTTGCTCCTTTTTTTTGAATTGTATCATTTTTTTTAAAATTAAAAAAAGTTTCGCTTTTATCGTTCAACCCCGTAATAATAAAATTTTCATCTTTGCCGTTTTTGCTAAACTTTACAGGGTCTAAACCCGGCACAGCTGGCTGACTGCTTCCTAAAAGTGCAATTCCTAAAAGATAAGCCCCCCGTTTGTCGGTTTCTTGGTCGTAACTTCCAATAGCTTTTGTAACTTCTACGCTCACATTAATGTATTTATCTTTAATGTTATCTATCTCGTTATCGTTAAATTCCACATTTGCGTAAAGGTTACCTTTTCCGTTTTCATCTTCTTTGTATTCTAAACTTTTAACCCATCCTACCGCTGGCTTTTCACTATCAAAAAATCCATCGTGCCCCAACTTCACCATAGCCCTACGATAATTAAAATCATAATTATTTGCTAATTGCTTAACTTCTTCGTTATTCCATTTTCTCGCTTCGCTCTCCCCGTAATTCCCAGTTTTAAATATATGTATTTTTTTTAGCATTTGTCAGTCTCCTTTCTTAATTGCTAATTATATCAATTATTCTTCATTTATTTTTGTGTGTAGTAAAACGCCTTTTCTGTAAAGTCCCAACGCATTAACCTTTTTCAAATTCATAAATTGATTATATTTATCAGCTTCCAATATGAAATTATTTTCTTTATTGTTACTATCTAAATATTTTTTAATATATCTAATTTTATAAGACGGCTTTTCGTTTGTGTTTTCCATTTGATAAACCCAAATTTCAGACGGGTTTTGTAAAATATCTACGCTTAAATTACGATTAACTTCCGTGTTATTGTTAAAAAGGATGTTATTTCCTAAATAGTCGGCATATTCAATTCTTTTTTTAAATTTATTTTTTTTAGACAAATCAATACCGCTTGGTAATTTACTCGGTTCTATAACATCGCTTAAATCATAATCTTTATATGTAATATTGTTTTCTCCATCCCCTGCATAAGCTGTGGGAGTATATTCCCTAACACTTTCCGCCGGGTTATAGTTAAATCCGTCATCTACTTTAAAATTTTTCCATTCTTTGCTGTTTCCGTCTTCTACTTTTACAGATTTTAATTTCGCCTTACTTACAGGTATCGTGGTGCAACGGCAATTATAACCATTTGGCGGATAAATTCTACCCCATATCGGGTCATTAAGCATAAACACTTTACCATTTAATGCCGCGTGTGTCGGTCTTGTTCTTGCGTCCATTACCGCCGTATATCTTAAAGCGGGAAATTGTTTTTCAATTTCTTTGTATTTGTTCCATTGTGCCACGCTATATGTTTGAAATATGTTCGTGCGGTAAATTGTATCTAAATGATTACCTTTCAAGTCAAATCCGTATTGTTTTAAATAATTTTCCGCTTGCCTTTTCCACTCCCCTTTTTTATTAAAATTATCTTGTAGCATATCATAAACGGCACTTGTGATTTTGCGGCTATTGATACCAGCCACCCTAAACGCTGTCGCCTTTGCTTCATTTGTTAAGGATTCAAATTCTTCATCAGTTAAAACAACCTTATTTTTAAATAATTTTCTCGCTTCTTCAAAAGGTAATAAAGCGCCCGTATAAAGTTTTGCGTCCCCTTTAAATTTATTTAACATTTTTTTAAACAGTGAATAATTTGTTTTTGTAGCTTCGTATTTTCCTAACAACATCGCATAAAAAAGTGAATAACCTATATTCTCCCCTAATTTTTGCTTAATATCAAAATAAAAATCATTTAATTGTTTTACCGCAACTTTCGGGTCATCATCTAAATTTTTAAAATTGAAAATAGTTTTAAGTCTTGTTTTATTTGCATTATAAACGCTTGTAATTTGTTCCTCTAACGCTTGTGTATGTTCCGGCATATCACTAACATTTGCAAAATCTTCAACATCTTCAAAAGTGCCTTTTGTGTGCTTTTGATTTTCTTCCACATTGTTTTGTTTTGTATTGTCATCTTCTTCGGTGTTTTGGTCGTCAATCTTTTGGTCTTCATCGCTGTCGTAAAAACTAAAAATAGGCATTTCAACATCCGCCCCGAAATTTAACAATACTAACGGCTTAATTAAATAATTTTGTATAGTGTTTGCATAGCTTTTCAAGTCCGCTTCCACCAATAATTTTAAAATATCTAAATTAACCTCATTACTTGCCTTACTACCAAATTTTGTATCATCCATTAATTGCGGGTTTCCCAAGTATATTTTTGTTATTTGTTTATCCGATATTTCAATAAAACTTTTAAAACTGTCTTTGTCAGGCTTTGTTTCAAGTGCTGTTATTTCTTCTTCTTTATCTATCACCGCACTGCTCCCGCTTTGGACGGCTTTCAATATGCTTGTTTTATTATTTATTTCATTTTCTACATTCTCATCATCTTCATCCGCTATTGCCTTATATATAAGCGGTGCAAGTCCGTATTTTTGTAATGCTGTAAGCCAATATGTCCAGCCCTTTTTTTTAAATTGCCAATACCAAAAACAACTTGCATTCAAAGGTCGCCCATATGGGTTGCTATCATCAAGGTTATTGTAAGAAAATATCATAAATTTATACTCTGGTGCTTCTTGTAACGCTCCAAATTTGTCACGATATAATAAAGCCCCGTTTCCTTTAAATGCAAATCTCAACGGATTTCTTCTTTTTATTTCACTTATTACTATTTTCCCGTTTTCGTCAAATTCCCAAATAATCTCTAATACCGCATATCCTATTTGCATACCCACAAAAAGCCCGTCAATAATTTTTGGAATATCTACATTTTTATTAAAAACATCCGTTACAAAATTAACAACTTCTTCATCATCCCCCGTAACTTTCCAATTATAACTCTTTGCAATTTCTTTTCTTTTGTTTGCAACCGCTAAAATTTGCGGGTCATCTAACATATCAATCAACACATCATATTTAACGCCCGCTTCGTCAAGTATCTTATTTGCATTCGGTAAAATATAAAAATAATTTAATAAAAATTCATTACTTATTTCACTCGTTAAAAGTTCTACATTTTCGTCAATCGGTGCCGTATTTGTAGCCTTTATTTTTTTATTGTTACTTGCCATTTAAAGCCCCTTTTTTTAGAATTATACCAATACAGGCTTAATTCTTTTCTTTTTCGGTGTAATTAATTCATCTACTAAATCGGACAATGTATCAACGATATCATCGTGCGTTCCATCCGGGAAATTTTCCAATTCATCTAAAAAAGCCCCTATCCAATCAGCCCTAATAATTTTAATCCTATTGTTTTCCGCTTCTGCACTTGCGGGTAAAGCCCTTGTTACTTTGTCTTTTGTAGGCTTAACGACTTTAACAGGGTATCCCCTAATAATATTTTTTAAATCAGATACAACAAATTTTCCGCCCGCTGGGTCTTGCGGTATCCTTTGCGTTACTTCTTTTCCGTCTTGTCTTGTTATATTTTTAAAGCGTTTTTTTAATTTATTCGGACTTATCCTATCTCTAAACATATCGGTTATATAAATATTCCCGTCTTCCCCTAAAAAGCCTTTCAACCCGACCGTATAATCAGGGTCATTTTCCCCATTGTCTTCCGTATATGCAAAGTCCCAAGCTCTAACGATTTTTTTATATGCTATCTTTTCAATTTCTTCCGGTTCAATTATTTCAAAATATTCCCTTTTAAAATAAAGCCCCGCACTTTCTTTTATATTCCAATTACCGCCCAAAAGTCTCTCCCGTTCAACTTTCGGTAACGCCATTAAATTTGCTAAATAAGATGGGTCGGCTTTCATAAGGATTTCATTATCATAAAGCGTTGCACTAATAAATGTTATACTTTTTGGAATGCTGCCTTTATATCTATTTTGCAATTTTTCTTTTGTGTCTGCAAATATAAGCTCATTATTTAGATTAATAAAATATCTAATAACGCCGTCCCGTTCTTTTATCGGAAGCCCGTCTTCTCCAATCCACCAATCAATCAAATCCCTAACCCAGCTATCGGCTTCCGGGTTGGTGGTAGCTCTAATATAAGGCTTAATACCGCTGCAAACGCTCCTATTCCTTGATAACATATAAAAAAACTGCTTTTTTGTGAAGTGTGTGAGTTCGTCAAACATAATAAGTGGAATTTGACTACCTTGCCATTTATAAACATCTTTTACCGCGTCTAAGTGTCCAAATTTTATTTTTGCTCCGTTTGGAAATTCAAAAGAATAATCGGAAGTTTTTGGCTCTGCTTGTAATAAAGGGTATATCTCGCTTGCCGTATCCCAAAGCCCGCCTGCACTTTTTACTTGATTAAGGTTACGCCTGAATATAACGGCATTAAAACAACTTTTATCAATATGATATAACGGTTCTAATAGTAAAGCATAAGTTTTTCCGCCCCCTGCACTTCCACCATATATCGCAATATCAGCCGTGCTTTTTAAGAATTTTTCCTGTTTTGGCTGCGGTTTTAACTCTAATATGCTTAATCCTTTTTATATTGTGTCTATTTTGTCAAAAGTCAATCTTCTTTTTTTGGCAAATAAATATTAATAGCCTTTTCACTGCTAAATTTTTCCACTTCTCTATTTTCAACTTCAAATCTTTCGGAATATCCCCTGCTTTTCCCTTTTGTTTTTAAAAAGAAAATTATACAAGTATTGTCTCCCTCTTTTATTTTTTTCATTAAGATTGTTTCTGCAAAATCCAAAAGGCTTTCTTGCATTTCTTCAACTTTTGTTTTAAACTTTTTGTCTTTGTTATACCAATTATAATAAGTTTGTCTATTTATCCCTATTTTTTTACAAGTTGCACTAACATTTCCTGCACTCGTTTCAAAAGCCTTTAAAAAAGCCTCTTTTAATTTTTTAGTGTTTGGTCTAGTCATTGTTTGCCTTTTTTATAATGTTTATTTTGTGAAATTTTTATATTCATTATTTAATTATTTTTAATATATTCAAAAGTTGCAGTTAATCTATCAATTGAAAAATTTGTTCCATAAAATATGCTTTTTTTTGACGGTTTTCCCGTAATTCTTGACGGTTTTCTAATCATTTTCCAAAAATTACTTTTATTTAAACTATATATAAAAACAGGTTGAGAAGTTACAATTCTTATTCTATAATTTTCATCTGCATACATTTTAGCTATTTTATTCAAAAATGATTTTCCTATTCCTATTCCTTGATAATCAGGCAAAACTACAATTCTATGTATTCTTTTAATATTTTTAACTTTCGGGTGAGGAGAATGTATCACACTACACCAAGCAACTGGAATATTATTATATTCAGCTATATATTTATTAGCAGAATTATTATGTTTTTTGCTTAAATAATGATAGTCGCTAAACATTTTCCATTCTTCATTTTTTGCTTTTCTAATACACAATTCAATTTTTGGTCTGCAATAGGGTAAATCCTTTTTTAGTTTAAATTCTTTTTTATCAACAAAATAAATCCAATCAGGTTCTAACCAATCCAATATATCAAAATGACAACTAACAGCAATAAACTTTTTATTTTCTTTTCTTATATATTTTGCAATTGCATAACTACCAACTTTTGCAACTTGTCTATCTACTACACTTGTAAATTCATCATAAATTACAGGTTTATCAATTTCTAAAATCAATCTCGCTAATTCAACTCTCATTTTTTGTCCATTACTTAAAACATTAAAAGACTTTAACCAATCAGGAGGACTGCTAAAACCAACTTTTGATAAAACTTCAACTATTTTTTTTGGTGAAAATTTTTTATTAAAATTATCTAAAATCGTTTTATTATTATCCCATTCAAATCCTTCAAAATAATAAAAATCTTTAAAAACTTCTTTTGGTATCGTTGTTTTACCACTCCCACTAGTTCCTACAATAACACCTATATTCCAATCAATATTTTCAATAGGAATATTTACATTAAATTCTTTTATTATTTCTTTTTTTTCAATATCAAACATTCCTTTTACTTTTTCGTTTCTGAAACTTTGTGGAATTATATTTTTTTTTACAAACTTTGCACTCGGCATTTAAGTCCCCTTTCAATAAATTCATTAAATAATTTTTCTTGTTCTTCTTCGTTATTACATTCAATTATAATTTCATATTTTTCAATATATTTTTCTTCTTTTATTTCATAATCGTTATCAAAATCAACATTTTTTAAAATTTCATCTAATTCATCTCCACTAAAACCTAAAATACCCATATCAAAACCAATATTATCAAGCTCACTTAAATCAATAGCAAGTAATTCATTATCCCAAATAGCCAACTCTGCAAGTTTATTATCAGCTATCCTATAAGCCTTGACCTGTGCTGTTGTCAAATGTTCGGCTCTAATAATCGGCACTTCATCATATTTTAATCTTTTAAGTGCTTCATATCTTCCGTGTCCCGCTATTAATACATTGTCTTTATCAACTATAAGCGGATTAATAACTCCAAATTCTTTAATACTACTCATAATTTTTTCAACCTGCTCCGTTGGATGTTTCTTTTGATTATTTATATATGGAATAACCTCATCTAATTTAATTTTTTCAAATTTAATATCTTTTTTACTCATTTTCTTCCTTTTTTAATATTTTATCTAATTTTTCTTTGAATTCATTAAAGCCATAAGCCACAAAACTATCACAAGCCGCACTCATTTTAATAGTTTCCAAAAACTTTTTTTGATTTTCGTTTACTTTTATACCTGCATAGCTAATTTTGCCACTTTTTAATTTTTTACCACTTCTTTTAAGTTCGACAAATATAACCTTATCTTTTAATATTATAACCAAATCACTAACGCCTGACCGCTTTCCCATTGCTTTTGCTTTATTCTCAATCTTCATAGCTTTTTCTCTATTGCTACCACTCATTAAATTTTCGTTCATAGGTGCAAAAAAGGCAATAATTTTTCCTTGTCTTTCTAAAATTTTTAAATAATTAACGGCTTTTTTTTGTTCTAACTCTTCTAAATTTCTTTTCATTTTTCAAATTTCCAATCATTAAAGATTTCATCATTCATAATTCTTTCTATTTCTTCCACCGCTTTTACATCTCCTAAGAAATTATATTGAATAACACCGCCTTTATTTTTAAGTTCTATTTTTCCAGTATTTTCAATAACTTCAATTTCACTTTTCCATTCCGGCTCTTTCATACTTCTAAAAATAGTTAAAAATCTATCTTTTGCATATTCTTTTTCTCTTTCATCATATCCAGTATATATAAAAAACTGCTCGTATAAATTCATTTTATCTCCTTTCCTTTTTTATATTCTCTCTTTAAATTATAGATATATTTTTTACTACATCCAATCATTTTTGCTATTGTTTCATTTTTACATTTCAAAAAGATTTCGCCCCTTTTTTCAATCTCTT